GTGCTTGCCGGAGACCTCGGCAGTGAAGTGTTGAGCCCGCTCCAGGTCTTTGTCGATGCCTCTGTGCGATCCTTGGACGATCTCAGTCCCGATCAGGCCGTGTATCTCGCCAAAATCCGCACATTGGGCTGGATCGAGGCGAATTACGAGGTGAGTAAAAAGACCGTCCAAAATCTCAAGGATGCGTCGGAAGTCCAGATTCTCTCGACCAATTTGGAGCAATTCGGCGACCCGACTGGCTCTGTCCATCTCCAGGACCTCATTCCACGGATTCAAGGCTCCCGGACGGCCACCGATCCGGATATGGCCGTGGTGGTGGAACGCTATCAGCCGATCTCAGATAAACATCCACGGGGACGCTATACCGCGTTCGTGCCGGGGGAACAGATTCTTGCCAACGAGGACAACCCCTACGAAGCGATCCCCATCGTGGACTTTCACTGGACGCCGACGACGACGAGTTTCTGGGGCGGTGATTACGTCTCCGACCTGATTGCCCCGCAGCGGTTTCTCAATAAACGGCTCTCACAACTGGGCGAACAGGCCAATGCGTCGATTTATGCCGATGAGCTGCTCGGCCCCACGGTCAAATCGGAAGATATTCCCGCCGATTACCCCGCGCCGATTGAAGGCGGGTTAAACGAGGCCGGGGTGAAGATGGTGCAGCGGCGTGATCCGCCCAATCTCCCGGCGTGGTTCATGCAATCCGTCGATCTCACGCTCAAATTGATGCGCGAGATTGCCGGGGGCGTCGATCTCTTCCAGGAACAGAAGTTTCCAGGGCAACTGCGGGGGCCGATGGCCGTCCCGATGCTTCAGGAGATGATTGACACCCAGTGGGGGAATCTCTATCAGCATATCGGTCAGCGGATGGCCAAAGTGAAGGAGATGCGGATCAATCGGGTGAAGGAATACTATCCGCCCTTCCGGACGATGCATTACACCGACCGCAGTATGCGAGACGAGGTGTTCATCTTCCAGACGTCGGAGATTCTCCGGGCGGGGACGGATTATTCAGTCACGGTCGAGCGAGGCAGCCTGATCCCGGAATTCCGCGCCTTGCGCGAAGCCCGTATTCGTGAACATCTCCAGTCACCACTCAGTGTGCTCTATCTCGACGAACGCACGGGGCGGATCGACAAGGAGAAGATTGCGTCGGATCTGGAGATGGGCGATGTCGGACGGGAAGCCCGTGAGTCGCAATATCGGAAACTCGGGATGTCCCTGGTCGAACGGTTGTGGCAGGGGGAGGAGATTCCGCCGCATCTGCCGATGCCGTTCTGGAATCTGCGCGTCATCATGGACGAGCTGGAGTCGGAAATGGCCACCACGGAGTTTCTCTCCGCCAGTCCGTCGATCCAGCAGGGCTTTGTCGCCTTCTGGAATAAATGCCGGACATTCTTGATTGAAGCCTCCCAACGGCGGCAAGAAGGGATGCAGCAACAGCAGATTCAGGGCGCGGTGGCCCAAGCGGCCCAACAGGCCGCCGCGAAAGCTGCCGCCGAGGCGATTGACGCCGCCATGGACCAGATGAAGGCGAGTGAAACCGCCGCCCAGGGTGCCCCGGATGCCCTGGCTCAGGCCATGCTGCAGCAAGGTCCCGGACGGCCTCAGTAACCGATGCCCTTTACCAAAAAATCGGCCACAACCTTTACGAGCCCCAGTGGACGGACGTTCACGACGAAACAGGTGGCGCTCTATCACGCCAAGAACGGGTTTCCAAGCGTGCGCCGCAAGCCCGCCTCCCGATCCGCCCCGCCGAAGACCCAACGTCGAACATCTTGACACGATCGGTCACGGTTTTTATACTCGGTCTGACTGTTTTATGTCCGCCCTGTACGAATAGGGTGTGCGAATACATGTGAGGGACGTCTCCGGCAGGAGATTAAGCCGCCACATACTCGCCGACCACTCGACCGAGGAGGATAGATGGCAGAAGACGCACCGCTTGTAGACGTCGATCCTGGCGAGACAAGCGACATATCGGAACCAGCACCATCAGGAGGTGACGCGCCCGAGTCTGGCGCATGGCCCGCAGACGTACAAGCCGCATACACCAAGAAAACACAGGCGCTTGCGGATGAACGCAAGGCATGGGAAATCCAGCGGTCTGAACAGACACAGCAGTTGCAGCAGTATGCTCAGCAATTGCAGCAACAGCAATACGCTCGTCAAGCCGCCCAGCAACAGGCCCAGACGCAGCAGCAGGGCCAGCAGAGTCAGCAGACGATGCTGGACCAACTGCGTCAGATGCCCTATCTGGACGGCGCGACCGCCGCGCAACTCATGGAACGGATGGTGGGTGAAGGGATTACCCCCCTCCAACAAGCCATTCAGCAACGCGATCAGGTCATCGCGCAAATGCGGAAAGACTATACGTCGCTCCGCGACACCGTGGGACAGGGTCGCACGAAACAGGCTGAAGCCGACTTGGAACAACGGTTCATACAACTGCGGGATGAGAACGGCCTCCCCGACGAGGAGGTCATCAATGACTTCTTACGGGACGTGTATTACTCGTTTGAAGGCGGTGACTGGGATCAGAAGTTTCCCGAGACAGCGCGGAGTCGCATTGAGGGGCTCCGGAAAGTCTTTCGATCAATGGATCGAGCCACGGCCAAACAAGCAAAAGCGTCTCCGTTTCCCTCCAAGGGGGGAGAGTCATCGTTGACCAGTGGGAAGACCGGCGGCTACAAAACACCGGAAGAACGCACCAATGAATTGTGGCCGATGCTCAATCCGGGTCAGACCGAGTAACGCCGACCGTCCTCATGGTCGATGAGGAGTAAGATACTGCTATGGCGAGTACGACTGATGTCATCGAAGCCCTGAAATACACCTACGGGGTCGATCAAGTGTTGTACCTGGTCAACCAAGAGGTTGTCTGCTGGAACATGTTCCAGAAGATGAAGAAACCGATGGCGGGCCGTGGACAATTCTTGATGCCCATCATGGTGAAAAATCCCGGCGCGTGGAGTGGGTTGGCCGAAGGCGGGGCACTCCCGTCGAACATCGACCCCGACACGACCGAGGCATCCTTCAGCCTCCAGGAATTTGCGGGGCTGTACAACATGTCGTGGAAGCTCATCCAGGACGCCCGGAACTCGAAGTTTGCGTTCCAGACGGCCCTGAAAATGATGGAGAGTGGCTTCCGGCGACGGATTCTCAAACTCATCAACGCCGACCTCATCTCGGATGGTCTCGGCAAGCTCGCAATCATGCCTGCGGCCGATAATCAGACCACGATTACCGTGGACGCCCTCCCGAGTATCGATCTCGGGATGACGGTCGATCTGATTGACGCCTCGGATAATGACGCGGACTTGGCGGCCTCCCGGACGGTCACTGCGATTGATGTGCAAAATCGCACCGTCACCATCAGCGGCTCGGCCCCGAGTGGGACGGCCGCCGGGGATTTCTTCTGTATTGAAAACACGACGAAATCCGGCGCGATTTACCACACGGACGGCCTCCTCGGGATTATTGATGATGCCAATCCGCCCTCGGGCAACTATGGCAATATCAACCGCAGTACCGCAGGGAACGAGTTCTGGGAGTCGATCGTGCTGGAGAACAGTGGCACGAACCGCGCCCTCACCGAAGACCTCCTGATTCAACTGGAAGATGCGGTGCGGGAAAAGGGCGGCGCGAAACTGAACGCCTATGTCTCGAATCTCGCCATCATCCGGCGCTATCACGAACTCCTGCGCGAAGACACCTTCTTTGCGATGAGTTCGCCGAAAGCGTTTGACGATGGGTCAGGGGTCGGACGGCAGGGCGGTGCGCAGCAGAAGGGGAAAGACGGCGGCGATGGTCGCACCGTCTATCGCTTCAGCGGCAACCTGTGGCATGTCGAGCCGTACTTTGCGGCCAATACCATCATCGGGATGGACACCAAGCATTTCTACATCGGGCACGGCGAGAATGCCGTGCCGCGTCCGGTGTCAGAGGTGTTCGATGGCACCCCGTTCTTCCGTCAGACCTCCAACGCGACCTTTGAGGTGGCGTGGTACTGGCAGGGGCAGTTGTTGAGCGACAACCCTGCGGCTGGCGCGAAGATCGAGGATGTTGCCGAGTCGTAAACTGAGTAGGTGGGGGGAGGGCAACCTCCCCCGTCACTTCGCCAGAAAGTAGGACGATGGGAATTAAAGCGATTGCGCGTTTAGCGCCAGTGCATGTGGTCTACACAATTTCAGCAGGAGAAGCGGCGGATACGGGCATTTTCGTGGCCGACCAGGATTATGAAATCATGGATGTCCGCGAAGTGCATAGCACGGCCGGAGCCAGCAGCACCACCTTGGATGTGGGGATTGCGGCCTCTGGGACCGCCCCCGCGAGTCTCACCACCGCGTTGAGTTCGGCGTTGGCGTTGGACAGCACGGCGAATACGCCGGTCCAATCGACGCTCACCTCGACACTCTCCGCCAGGAAGATGGATAAGGGCGAACAACTGTCCCTGAATTACACCGGCACGGTCACCGCCTATGAAGGGTCGGTACATGTCGTGCTGAAGCCGATTCGGACGAATACGAGTTACTAAGGAGGCGCATGGAGTCTTTCCGTCCAGTTCGCTATTCGCTGGAAGAAAATCGGTTCTTTCTCAAGCATCTCGGGGAGTCGCCCGTCTCGGCGTTACGCGAGCCGACGCCGCCTGGGGTCAATCCCGTCACCGTCCAGGAAGTGCTGGGCGAAGTCTACGAACTCGCGGAACTCGAAAAGCATCGCGGGGTGACGTGGGCCGGGGTGGAGAAAGTCGGGCAGGTGATTACCCGATATCTCAGCGAATATGAGAAGTGGCAGGAAATGGCGACCCGAGGAGCGCCGCGCTTTCCGACGATGCACGCCTGGGACGGCAAGGGACGCCCCCATCGCGGGGGGATCACGTCCGATGCGGGGGAAGTCTCGACCTATTTTGATGACCAGGGCGAGCGGAAACCGCTCTCGATCTCGTTGCGTGATCCGGAGTCGGTGGCGTTCAGCGCACCGTGGATGAAGGTCGAGGAGCCGGTACCCGACCGTCTCACCGAAGACATGGACAAAGGCTTCTTGCAATGCCCGGTGGATAGCTGGGCAACGAACTTCAAACCCGAATCGCGGCAGTCCTATAATCTGGCACGGGCGCGAATGGCCCGGCACTGTCGGGCCAGTAAGGACGACCGGGTCCGTGAGTTCGCGCTCAAAGTCTTTGGCTAGCCATGCCCTCTGAGCCGACGTTTGCGGTTCCGGTCCAGCAACACGCGCCGCCGCCGATCGAGGAGCGTCTTCACTTCTGGCATCCAAATCGGTTTGGGGTGCGGTTCGCGCCCGCTGACTTTCGCGAGAAACTGCACGCGATCCATGCCGACCTGGAGATCACCTGGCATCCCGTTCGAGAACGATGGCTGGTCTGGTATCGTCGTCCGCGTATTCAGCATCCGATCTCGGCTGGGTGGCTTCTCCTGCTGGTCGTCGAAAACTCGACGGAGGAGTATGTGCCGCTTGACGACCGGACGCTTGCTGCGATCTACGAGCAGAGCGGCTTCAAGTGGGGCTCGGGGAAACAGTACTGGGCGCGTATTGAAGACGAGGCGCAGCGCGATCATGATGCGCGTGATGCGACACGGACGCAACTCATTGAGGATGTCGGCAGTGCGCAGTGGGATCACACCAAGATCCAGGTGAGTATGCGCGGTCCCTCGTCAGGCAGTAAGTTCGTGCGACATCACGCAGGAGACTGAATGGCCACCGGACAGTCCATGCTTGACACGATGGAAGTCCTCGACCGGGGGCTCCAGCTCCAGTCTGGGGAAACCGGGGTCACCCTGGCACTCAGGGCGCTCAACGCCTCACAGGATCATTTCGAGTCGATGATGGCATTGCAGCCCAATATCCTGGGGTCCTCCGTGGCGACCGTGACCACGACGGCTAATACGGAAGCGACGGCCTTCCCGACAGGGCTCATTCGGATTGACCGGCTCCAGTTCATCGACCCGGACACCAGTCGTCCGGCGTGGGATCTCGCACGGGTCGGGCCAGTCGGCGATCACTACGACGCACAGGGCGGGTATCCTTCGATTCAGTTTAATGTCACAACCACGGGACGGCCGGTGCGCTACTGGACGAACGGCACGAATATCTATTGGGACCCACTCCCCGATGCCACGCATACCGTGCGCTATTATGGAATGAGGTCTGCGTCGGATATTACAGCGGGCGGGACGTTTGCGTATCCCGATATCGTGATGTTGCCGATTACGTCATTTGCGGTGAAGATGCTGCGGACAGGAAAAGACGATGACGTCGTACCGATCACCGAGGTCGGGATGCAGGTCTTCGGTCCGGTCATTCAATCAATGTCTCGCTTCAATCGGGATCGGCCGCCAGGGTATGACTATCACTACACCCATACAGAATAGGAGCGCCTGATGGCGTTGAAGCAGGAAGATTTTCAGGATACGCATGATGCCCAGCTTGTGAAACGGGCCGCCATTGACGGGGCGACGAGCGGGAACAATACGCTGGTGGCTGCCGTCACCGGGAAGAAGATCCGGGTGCTGGCGCTGTTTGTCACGATGACGGGGACAGCCGTGACGATTCGCTTCGAGGATGGGGCGGGCGGGACGGCCTTGACGGGGCAGATGGGACCGACAGCAGGACAAACCATCGTGCTGCCGTTCAATCCGGTGGGCTGGTTTGAAACCTCCGACGCCACGCTCTTGAACATGGAACTCAGCGGCGGCCAGTCGGTGGACGGATCGCTGGTGTATATCGAGGCGTAAGCGATGGCTAGAAAGCAATCTCTTCAAGAGGACGAAATAAATGGCTGACATTGAAGTCACCAACACCGATGCGGATCTAAGTGGCAATACGCTTGTCACTGAGGAGAATGCCTACACGATCACCGGGCTGCATACTTTCAGTCGCAGCACGAATGCCCCGTTTGCGGTGGTGTCTGGTGCGGCCCTGGTGTCGAACCTTGACGCTGACAAGCTCGATGGGCAAACCGGTAGCTACTATATCGACCCTGCGAATCTGAGTAGCGCCGTTGGCGTCTCCAAGGGGGGTACCGGGGCGACCTCGCTCACCGATGGGGGCGTTCTGCTCGGAAATGGAACGAGTGCGGTAACGGTAATGGCTGTCCTCGCCGACGGAGAGATGATTGTCGGTGATGGCACGACGGACCCCGTGGCTGAAGGTGGCGCGACGTTACGGACGAGCATTGGCGTCGGGACCGGAGATAGCCCCCAGTTCACGGCGATCAATCTCGGCCATGCGAGCGATACCACCCTGACCCGTGCCAGTTCAGGCAATGTGTCCATTGAAGGCAACGCCATCTATCGCGCAGGGGGCACCGATGTGCCGGTCACCGATGGGGGCACCGGGGTGTCGTCGCTCACTGACGGCGGCGTTCTCCTGGGGAGTGGCACGGGAGCCATTACGGCGACAGCCGTGTTGGGCGATGGCGTGATCCTGATTGGAGATGCCTCAGGAGATCCCACGACCTTGGATGTCGGTAGTTCCACGGGAATTACAAACCTGGGCACGATTGCGGTGGGTGTGTGGAACGGCACCGCTGTGACGGCGGCCTATGGAGGAACCGGCGCGACCTCCTTAACCGATGGAGGCGTCCTTCTCGGCAGTGGGACCGGCGCAGTAACTGCGATGTCGGTCTTAGCTGACGGCGAGATGATTGTCGGAAACGGATCAACCGATCCCGTGGCGGAAAGCGGCGCTGACCTTCGTGCCAGTATCGGGGTGGGCACGGGAGACAGTCCCCAATTCACCGGCTTAACTGTGAGTGGGACCGGCGCGTCCTCCCTCGATGTGGGTGGGGGCATCAATGTCGGCACCGGCAACGTGGCGCTGGTCGGGACAGACGGGAAGATTAACGGCCCACTTCGTTCGGCCATTATTGATGACCTGAGCGCGGCGAACATGACCGCTGTTCCGGCGGGTGAACTCGCGGGCACGATTGCGAATGCCCGTCTGCCGACGAATGTCGACCTCGGCGGGACACTGGATGTGACGGGAGCCACCACACTGGATTCCACCTTGACGACCGCTGGGCGCACACTGTGCGGGACCGGGGTTACGACGAGTGACGGGATCTTGGCAGCAGCGACGACCTCGAATCACGTCGCGGTCTTCGAGACTGTTCGTGACGATGACAACGGCTGCACGATCAATATACGCCAAGCGTCGGCGTCTCCTGGGAATAATGACCAGCCAGGTCGCATCCATGTGTATGCCCGCGATGCGGGGGCGACGTTTCGGAATACTCATCGGATTGACTTTAACTTTGACGACGTTAGTGCTGGATCGACCGATTCATCGTTCAAATTCGGCACCATGAACAACTCATCCTCAGGCACGAACGCCACCGCGTCTTTGACGGCGGCGGGTGTCTGGACGGATGCCTCCGACGAGGACGCGAAGGAATATCTCGGGACCATCCAGGAACATATCGGCGGCAGCGTGCTGGATCAGCTCACTAATTTGAACACCGGGGTGTATACCCAGAAAGACCTCCCTCCAGGAAAGGCGGGGGAAACCCATGCCGGACCCACGGCCCAGGAGTGGTATACGTTATTTTCGCTCGGGCGCGACCCGGAGGTCTTTGATCCAGGCATTGGTGCGAAGGACCTTGCCTCGGTGGCGCTGGCAGCCGTGCAAGAGCTGGTGTCGGAGAATCAGACACTCGCGTCACGCATTGCCGCCTTGGAAGCAGCGGCTAATGCCTCCTGAGCAGCCTGGTCGAGACGACCCGTATTTCTATAACGCCAACAGTGCCATGCCACCGGCACCGCGCCATTTTCGGCCCGCGTCGAGTTGGTGGATCGGGCTCACCCGTGAGGGGTTTCGAGACCAACTCGCACACGAAAGATTGCGGATGCAACTGAGTGTGGCCCGTGAGCAGCCTGTCCGCGAGACGAGTGCCTAGCGATGGCGTATCCTATCCAGACACAAGTCTTTTCTGTCTTTCTCGGCACGCAGGAGGGGATTCATTCGGTCGCGTTACCCGCGATCTATTCCTCCAGCGGGAGTCGGAATCTCTGGATTGACAAACTCGGGCGGGCGAAGAAAATCCTCGGCTACAGCAAACAGAACAGCTCGGCGGTCACCACGAATACGGGGGCGAGTGCGACTCGTCTTCGATCGCTTCGCGCCTATCGTCAGACGGGGGCCAGTTTTACCCGTCAGCTCATGGGACTCTTTGACGACGGATCGAACGAGTGCGAACTCTGGTACAGCACGAACGACGGGGCGGCGTGGACGTTCATTGCCGATTTCGGCTCCGGGTCCGTTGGACGTATTCCTGATTTCGCGCAGGTCGACAACAATCTCTTCTTTACGGATGGCGTCGTGGCCCCGCGTGTCTGGAACGGGTCATCCCTGGCGACCGCAGGCGCGAGTGGCAAGTCACCCACGATCACCGCTGCCGTCAATACAGCTACGGGGCAACTGAACGGCTCGTATACGTGGAAAATGGTCAGTGTCGATGCGGCGGAAACGCGGTCAGCGGGCTCGGTGACCTCCAACGTCATTCAGCTTCAGGATGAGAAGGCCAATCTCTCCTGGACCGCCGACTCGGACACCGATATTACCGGCTACGAGCTGTATCGGACGACGGGGACCGGCGCGAATTATTACTTTGTCACGTTTATTGATGGGCGGACGACAACGAGCTATACCGACAATGCGTCGGACCTCGACATTCTCGAACACCGCCTCCTGGAGGAACACGGCGATGCCCCAGCCACCGGCAGTTACTTTTGTGAACCGCACAAACAGCGCCTCTGGTGGGGACGTACGGACACCAATCCTCGGCGTGTCTTTTGGTCCGATCCAGGGAAGCCCGATCAGGTGGGGGCCAATAACTACCTCGATTTTACCGATCAAAGCTCCGTTGGGGATGTCGTCACCGGGCTTGTGGGCGACTTCGAGGGCATGTTGGTCGTATTCCTTGAACGATCCATCTGGACCGTCAGCGGCACCGGGCAAATCGTCTCTGACGTGATGGATTGGGTCCGTACCAAGTCCAACGCGGTCATTGGTGCGGTCTCACATCGGTCGATTGTCCAGGTCCCGGCAGGCGCGGTCTATACCGATGCGTCAGGAGAACAAGTCACGACCCCACGGGTGATGCAGGCATATTTCACCCCCTTGGGCGATATCCGCCTCTTTGATGGGAATAACGACGTCATTATCTCCACGCCTGTGAAGAACACACTGGGAACGGCCTTGTATGCGCAGCGGACGAAGGTCCATGCCGTGCATGATATTGAAAACGGGCATGTGATCTGGTTCTGGGCGGGACCGACAACCTCCGGTGATGACGCCGAGTGCAATCAGGCGGTGGTCTGGAACTACCGTTGGGGCGTCTGGTATGTCTGGCCGGATATGCCGATGTCCGCCTCGACGACAGTGGAAACGGCCACCGACACCCAGGTGGTGTTGACCGGCGAAGCCCAGACGTCGAAAGGCGGCTTTTGCTACGAGTTCTTTGATGGCGATAGTTTCGATGGGTCAGATATCCCGGCACGCTGGATGACGAAGGTGATTTACGGGACTGATAATTCGTGGAGCGTTCGAGCCCCGCAGCAGCTCATGGCGTTCACCAAGCGGTTTCGATGGTTGGATATCGTCGCCGAGGCCGATTCTGACGTAACCCTCACCATTGAATGGATGTCAGGGAGCGCCTCGGACGAAGCGGTCGGTCGGGGAAGTGCAAGTAAGTCGATTGAGCCACTCGGCCTCCAGCTCATCACCTCGGATGGCAACGGGATTGACACCTCAGAGAGTTCCAATATCACGGTTCCTTATGACAGCGTGCAGCGCATTATCAATCTCGAAGGCACCAACGGAGACTTTGTGCAGGACGTTGGGTGTCGTATTCGCATCAGTGATGATGCCCAGAACGGCAGTTGGAGCTTGGAAGGGATGACTTTGGGCTATCAGGTCTTGCCAGGGGCAACGCGGAGACTGCAGTAATGACCCTGTCTAGCACCGGGTCTGTTATCTCGAACCTGGGAGATAATAGAGCGGGGGGTGACGGTGCAAACGCGCAGCGACGATCCTCCGCTGCTGTCGTTTGTGCTGGCTGCCATACCAGTGCTCCAGCCGTCACCTCCCACCAGAAGAGATAGCCAATGGCAAAACGCCGGACCAAAGATGCAGCCGATCGGCCATATCCGTGGGAGCCGATGCTGGAGACGAGCGTGTTCGACCCGTGGTGGGAACGGACCCTGAAAGGTGGGGCGAGCACCCTGATCCCTTCGACGCCCAGAGAGACGGCGAACGAGTTATTTCTCTCGGCACTCCCTCTCGGCCCTGTCCTCTCAAAACTCGCTAGTAAGGTTGGTCCTCCGACACGCAGGGCCGTGCAGCGGTTTGTAAATCCTCCGTTTGAGTCGTCTAGACGGGAAGCATTGCGGAATATCGGTGGGCCAAAGACGGGTGAACAGATAGCCAAGCGCACGGAAGTGTTTGGGACATCACGTCCTCCAATGGATACCGACATGACAGGCCTTGATGAGATTATTCAGGGACAGCTCGGAGGAAAGAACCTAAGCCTTGCAGAACTAGCCGACCAAGGAGGATTTCTAGCACGCGAGGTCCAGCGTGTGATTCCGTGGCGTGGACCAAGGTTTGCATCCAAGGAAGTTCCTTTCAGGCCCGAGTATATTGATTTTGGTCAGGTGTCAGGGCGCTATGAAAAAGAGCTGCTAAAGGATATTCCTACGGAATTGGCCTGGGGACCCTCTGGCGAGATAATCGGTGTACATGGGCCAACTGTGAGCGCTCTGGAGAATATTGGGAGACGTTACTCTCAGGACATCCCAATAACTGGTGGAATTTTTGGAGATGTAATTGAACATGGAAAGCGTCTTTCCAGAGAGATCATGGAAGGTGTAGCGGAAGAGACCGGAGAGGTGATCCAGAAGGAAGCGCCTGGAGCAGAGACCAAAGCATTCTTGGACAGACTCTTACGTCGCCTTGGGGTGCCTCGGGAGGAACCGTAACACATGACCCCCATCTGGATGCCCTGTCAGGACTGTGAGAACTACTGGTGCGTGAGGCATCAGACGCATGTTCATGCGTGCGAGTGCCCTCCCATCGAGGAGTGGCCAGAGAGTCCGTATGGCTAGATCGAACATCCCTCTCGACTTTCCGACTCCCGACTTTGCGCGGATACGGGAGGAATCCGGGTCGGTGACGGAACGGGCGATGCGATCCCTCTATTTCGCTGCCCTCGATACCCGACGACGGCTTCAACGGATTCAGCAGGAACTCGCGTGGCAGAGTACCCCCTTTGCGGCCGGCAATTTCACGGCCAATACCGGGACCTGGACCGTGGCGAGCGCCGACCAGAAGCAGTATGACTTTATTAAAATCGGCCAGTTTCTTGTGGTGAACTTCTTTCTGGAGGACACCACGACCTCCAGCAGCATGGGGAATCAACTCCAGATCCAGCTCCCCAAGGGGCTGTCGGCGACAACGACGACGTATACAGGGCCGTTGACCATCAAGGGGTCGGTTGATACGGAAGGCTACATCACCACCGGAGGGACGGATAAGCTCTACTGTTTCCGGACGGATCATGCGGCGTGGCCGTCCAGTATTACGGATAATGTTGATCTGCGCGGGATGATCACCTTGGCTGTGACCGGGTGATATACTGCGATTTGGCGTGATGGCTGACATCACCTTGCGTCCGTTTGGGATGGATGATCCCACAAGTTTGACGCGGTGGTATCAAGAGGACCGAGACGGGATCGAATCCTTTATGGGAGTGACGATCCCCGACGATCTGGCGTCAACCATGGCGTTCAATCTCCTCTTGGAGAAGCAGAATCGCGGCACGGCGATTTTTCGGATGGTGTATCGGGGCGATCACCCGATTGGATTTGCCGCTGTGACTGACATTTCTATAGACGACCGGTCGGGACGACCGCACTGGTATGTGGCGAAAGACCAACGTCGCTACAGTCTGTCGGTGGCGCGGGCATCAGAACGCGAAGCCATCCGTTTAGGATTTCGAGGCTTTTTGGCGTCGATTCCCCCGACGAATACGACTGCGCTGAAAGTGGCGAAGCGACTCGGATACACCGAAATTGATCGGGTGCTCCTGGTCAAGGAGTTTACAAATGGGCACTGAGAGCTTTTGGCTACCAGCCGCCATGGGCGGCATGGGCGCACTTGGGGGCGCACTGGGTGGAGGAGAAGGACGGGGGATGTATTCCTTCGGTCAGGACCACGGACATCCTGACCCCCTGGGGATTGGAGATTGGGGACATATCTTTCCGCCAACACTCCTGGCCAACTACATGAGCAATGTGGAACAACTGGGTGGATTGGCGGCGGCACGGGCCGCTCAGCCCATCACGCTCCCTGGCACACAGGTGCAACCGACTCCTTGGTATGGCGGGGGTGGCATGGTGATGCCGGTGGGCTTGACCGGGATGGACGTGGCGAATATCCGTCCGTCGATTCTTGGCACACCAGGAGTACGATTTCCTGAACCCGATCCAGGGGCTGTAGCGGCACATGAGATGTTGACGCCGTATGGTCCAGATTCCAGCGATGCTCGGAAAATAGCTGAGAGATCATTTCGAGAAAATGAAATGACAAAGTTTCTCTTTTCTGGTGCGCCTCGGGAAACGGCTGCGTCTCAGGTTGAGACATTTAGCACCCCGCTTGCGGAAGGGGGACAGTTCGAGGCGTCCCTTCCCCAGTTCCAGGGGATGCGCCAACCATCACCGTCCCCGATCATGCCCGGTGGCGGTTTTAGTGAGTTATTTGGGGCGCTCAAGCTCCTCGGTGTCGAAACGGACCCGATGGGGAATCTGACCATGGGGAGTGAGTATCCCCTCTTTACCGGGGCGGCTCGTCCTCAACAGTTAGTGCAGAAAAGATGGAGCCCTGAGATGGTAGAGGAAGCCGCGAAACCGCTCCCGTCCGGAATTTCCAATCCGACTGGGGAAGACCAAGACCCGACAGAGCAATAGACGAGGACAGGGAGCCTAACGATCATGGCTAACGACTGGCGATCACGATACGCCCCGAAACAACACCCGGAAATTGCTGATTTTCTGAGTCGTAATGTAGGCGACGAGGCACGGATTGGAAGTGCGCTCGGGTTTGAGCCGTGGGATGGCACTATGACGTCGGATGTCCTGGATATCCCGTCTGAGATTGAGTCACTCGATACTCCATCCACGGGTGCTCCGCTTGGAGGGGATTACGGGCTCGCATTTCGCCCAGGAGACATTGACCCGGCCTATCGGGACTATACCGACGTTGACTATCTGACACAGGTGAACTCGTCATTTCCGGGATGGCCAACCGAGGGGATGGGTGGGTTTTCGGTGGCGGAACAGACTCCCGGAATCCTCCAGGCTCTCACAGATCGCGGGTATACGACGGCACTTGATCAAGCGGATACCGCAGCGGCTGGTGTGCCTGATTACAACATCTATGCCCCCGGTGGCGATTTGCTCCCCTATGCGTTACGCGCCGTCGGGGGTGGAGAGGACCAGCCACCACCACCACCACCACCACCACCACCGCCACCACCGAGGCCACCGATCGATCTGGACACGACGCTGACGCGGCAACAACAGTGTGAACTCTCTGGGGGGACGTGGGATGGCTTTGAGTGTAAGCAACCGGTAAGCGGCATTCAGTCATCGGAAAAGATTGTGCGTCCGATGACAAATTTACCCGAAGACTGGTTGGGAGACATTCTACAGCCCCAGGATGCTATTCCGTTTCAGCCACAAGCCTTTGAGGATCTCTCCGTAGTTCCTGTAGGAACAGACCCGCTTTCACAACTCGCCAATGCCGTGCAAGCCTCGATGATGACAACGGGGGGCGTGGCTCCGACACCCTTGGCGGGCAATATCGAGCAAACGCTACAGGATATTCTGACGGGACGAGGACAGGGCGCGGAAGCAGTCTCGCCTCTCGGCGAACAGGTCGGCGAAACAGCCAGTGAGATTATTGCGCGTGGCGGACAGATGCCACTGGATGTGCGCCGCCGTGCCATGGAGATTGAATCTGCGCGGTCACCGCTTGATGCGCTGCGTCGAGCACAGTTGTCACAGGGACAGGCCGCCTTGGCCGGACGGAACCTTCTCGGGCAAGGGCCGGAAGTCGACTACATGCAACGGCTCGAAACGAAACTCGCTCCGGAGTATGCCCGTGCCGGGCAGTTGATTGAATTAGCAGAACGCGAACGTGAGGAACAGCGGTTCCAGGACGCGATGGAACTCTCGGCCAGAACTGCTAATGAGCAGGCGCAGCTCCGTGAGAGTCGGTTGGCAAACGCCATGCAACAGGCAACCGGGATGTCCATGGAGCAGTCTCGGAACCTCTTGGCGACGGTCGCATCCGTCACCGAGCGTCAGCAGATGATGAATGATGTGGCCATCAGTTCGCTCGACCGCAACATGGAATGGAATCAGTTCCTGGCAGAATTTGGTTTGCAGCGGCATGAAGTGCTTGAAACAATTCAAACAGGACGTATTGCCGCACTCCTGCCGTTGATTCAACAGTATCTGGCCGGGGCCACCTTGGCCGCGTCCGGCTTTGTGAAGGACTAAGCATGAGGAGACGAGGAGATGGCGTTTAATCCATATACGGGATCACCGGCTGCGGCTGCTGCCCCGCCCGCAACTATGCCTGATCGGTCGCCGTCTTTTCGTTCGTCTGTCTCGGGTTTCGGTGCTTCACAGGCACCACAGCGACCCAAGCGACAGAAAGTGTCCGGTCCTGGCGTTCGTCGCCGGGGATCGAGGCCGACAGCGCCTCAGACACCAACAACGCCTCCGATGCCACCGTCGTTATCACGTCCAGCGATGATGCCGCAGTCGCGGTTAAGTCCGGAAGGCGGGATTCCTGGTGTGCAGGATATCGGACAGGCCGCTGCGATGGGGCGCGTCCCAGGTGTAGGGCAACCGGGGGTCATGAATCGTTTCGGCGGATCGCCGCGTCGGAAAGGCCCGCTGTATGGCGCGTAGACCGTCATTGTCCGATCTTTACACCGGAGAGCCGGGTCTGTCGATGAGACGGCGACGGCCTCCTCGGTGGCGATCGGCGATTTCGGGAGCGCTGCGTGGCGCATCCGCTGGGATGTCTCCACAGGTCGAGGACCTTCTCTCAGAAGAGGACGAGACCGACAAGGACGATAATGGCACGAACGGCCCACCCAAGAAGAGACGGCGTAAACGAGTGTGGATCTAAATGAACGGGTAAAACGATGGCAAGACGACGAACCGGGGAACGCATCGGTGCAGCCTTAGAAGGATTTGCTGGCGGTTTTTTGCCTACCTATTTCCAGATGCAGGACCTCGAACGTCGAAAACTGTCTGATCGACATCGGTTCCTCACGGATGTCGGAGGGCAGATAGGCGAAGGGTGGAAAACCGAAGATCAGTTAGAACCATATATCCAGGAAGCGATGGAGAGAGGGATGACGCGGGAGGAGGCCATGACGGCCTTGTCCCGGTATGTTCCGACAGAAGAACAGCGTGGCGCAGAGATTTATAGACGATTGGGGGACAATCCCCTCACATACACACGGGCGGCCGCTGAACGGATAGCAGCAGAGGTTGGCGTGCCGGAGTATTTTCAAGGTCGGCGTGCGTTACCAAGTCGTCCGATCCCAGGTCTCGGTCAACGTGATGTGACGGGAGCTGTCTTAGAACCATCGCTGGCTCAAACAACCACTCCGATTCTCGGTGGCCGTCAAATGAACGAGATGGGAGGACTCATGGCCCCGCTTTCTCCACGCCCCTTTGTACCGGGAGCGACAGGCGGGACGCCGCTTGAATGGGGAGGACCGCAAGCCAAGCTATTTGAACAACAGCAGCAAGAGGCGATTGCCAGTCAGCGTCAAGAACACCAACGTGGACTCATCTTTGGCGAAGAGGAGCAGCGCCAACAGTTAGCAACCGCTGAGGAGTTTGAAGCAGAAACATTTGACGCGGAGACAGAGCGTATGCGAGAACGAATGGAAACGCTCTCGCCCGTACAAAAAAAAGCACAACTTGAGATTTACACGGCTCAGTTAGCGGCGGATCGCGCCAATGAAGAACTTAAGATGGACCCGAAGGGCACGTATTCACAAAGATACTACGCAGAGCAGAAAAGGCACGCTGAGCTATCAGCGGACATAAATCAGCGCACGGAGTGGATTAACCGCGTTGACAGCAAAGGCGTGGTCCGCACTTTCGGTGTCACTAAAGACGTGAGGACCGGACAACTGATATTTACTGATTGGAGCCCACGATTCGGAGCGACAAAGCCGTGGGTTGGGTGGGGTAGCCAGGTTAGCCCACTTGACGAAGCGCTAGCTCCGCTGATTCAGTCCGTGGTCGTAGGATTAAGCGAACGAGGACAAAATGCGGATTTTTCTCAGCCGGAGGGAATGGCCAATGTGCTGGAGGCCGTGCAACAGTTTGGTGGTGATGCCGTGGCTGCGGAGAGGTGGCTGAAAGAGAATCCCACTCAACCCGATGAAGGTCGGTGGGGACTAGATCGGGACTCCGTCGAAACTTACATTCCGAGTGGCACCCTCAATCAGCGAGGAAGGTGGATCGGTGGTCAAGGAGGGGAGATCGGAGCAGCACTTCGGGGTGGTTTGTCAGACGCGCAAATGTATGAGATTGACCGCACCGATGCCCTTGCGAAGATTGCTAATTTAATTGATCCTGTTAATGAGAGGCAAGCTAGGTTCGATCGCATAGTGGCGATTAGGGGAGACAATCTACCGCCGGGCTATGAAGCAAATGAACAGAGACAGATAGATCGGGATCGGCAAATTGCCGAGCAGTTAATTAAACCGTGGGAGGCGAAACTTGCACAGATGAAAACATTTTGGGGAGTAACCGGAGACATCTCAGATTCACCGTCAGGCCGTCCAGATCCAGGTCGTCGTTTACAAGGTCCTGGAGTGATTCCAGGTTCTTCTCTTCCCCAATAACGACAAATGCCCTACAACAAGAACGTCTCACACTGGGCGTCGATCGAATTAGATCGTCGTCTCGAAAGAGCAGACAGTGATGAGGAGCGTCAAGCAGTCTTTCGAGACGCCGACCAGGCTCGACGTGATCCGGTATTCCGAGAACGATTGGCCCAGATTGCCGAAACTGGGCGCTATCGTACGGGACCCCATGTTGGGGCGCAGATCGGACTTGCAGCGGCGTCGATGGCCCCCCTTGCGGCGAAACTTCCTGTGATCGGAGCGGCATTAGGGCCGGTTGGGGCAGGACTAGGGGTCTTGGGCGCGGCTGGCTTGTTCGGGTATGGCGCAATGAACATCGGAGAGGCATTTCAGCGCCGTCAAGAGGACTTACCGTGGGGAGAGCAAGCCGGATGGGGGGCTGCTGATGTTGTCTTGTCGCCATTGGGTGTCAGCAAACTCCTTCGCGGACTCAAAGGTGTCAAAGAGGGTGCCACACGAATAGGGTCACGGTTAGTCAGGCCAGGTCAGGAGACCCCAGGGACGCTGGTTTTTGACGGTAAAAAAGTCGATGTTGGTCCCGCAACGCGAGTCGGTGATGAGGTTCTTGCTGGAGAGTTCCCATCTGGTGAGGGGCTAGACCTCCACAAACTTTTTAAGGAAGAAGACAAATTCCCTGAGTTTCTTCGCGCTCTTGGGAGAGATAAAACCAGCGTCACATCCATTCCTACAAGATATACGCCAAGAGGCGTCGTTGAGGACCCTAGAGTTCGCCTGCAACTAGGGCAAGCTGCCCCGAAAGAGATATCGCCTCGGAGTCAGATAAGGCTCACTCCACAGGAAGAGGTGGGTCAGTACAACCCTCGAACTGGCAAATGGGAAGGCGGTGAAGGGCTACAGGCACTTCCTGAGGGTGTACGAAGTGATGTCGGCAAGGCACGACTCAGAAGAGCGGAGCTGCGTGGAGGACGACTTCGTCCACGGGCCGAGCGGAGGGCATCCGATCCATTCAGCGAAGAAGCATTAACTCAACGGCCGTTGAAGACGGGCGAATATATCGATCCGAAGACAGGACTGATTGCTGGGCGACGTCTATCTGAGGCAAGTCCATCCCCAGGGGTCAAATTTACAGAGAGACCGGGGCTGGATGTCCAGCGCACAGAAGCGAGAGCTGCGCTACATCTAGCCGACGCTCGTAATCTGGCTGCAAAGCGGCGCAACCTGGAAGTTCCTCACCCTCCAGATGAGATGAGCCGACTGCGCAAGGACGTTAAGGAAGAAATAGAGACGAATCAAGCCCTTCGGGATCTGGCGAGTGGGGCTGCGTTTATTGAGAAAGAGCTTGTTCGTCCAATCAACACGACGACGGCTGCCACCGACTTTCTTCGCCACGCCAGCAAACTGAAGAAAACTGGTGGAGGTCCTTCATCGACAGGTGGAGGAGGATCGCCCCTTCCATCCCTTAAGACGGTTCAGACGGGCGACGATATCGCCGACGTTACTAAGGAGGTGGTGGATAAGGCTGAAGAGGGAATCAAGGTGTCTAGGAGCGCGACACGCAGCACTGAAGTAGGTTCGTTCGCAGATCGTCCGCCAGTAGAGATGGACATGGGCATTGCGGAGAGCAAGAACCTCGCCGATCTTGCGTATCAAATGGCCGGTCTCCGGTCCGTGATGATAATGATTCAGCGGGCAATACCTGAGACGTATGCTGCGTTTCGTCAAGTGTCAAATAGACCCATGATGACAGCGATGGAGAGAGGGCCACAAGAAGGACTCTTGCGGGCATTGTTTGCTCCCGTCATGGAGGGTGGAGAGATTGCAGGAACAGGAAGCACTCCGGCGATTATTTTTGGATCAAAGGCTGGAGGGCGGACAGCGGCTGGGGCGAACCCACTGTGGAGGCTTCTTGAGAAGAGTGTCATCTACCAGAAAAAAACCCCATCCGGAGAAATCATCAAGGAGCAGATACTAACCCGTGGACCTGGAGGTGAGGGCGGAGTACGACAGGAGGGATCGAAGCTGCTTGAAGTCTGGTTTAAGAGACAGCGAGAAATCTATGGAAAAGACGCATTTAAGATAGAGCAAACCGGGGCAATCGCAGATGTCCGTAAAAGGGCTGGCGATCGTCTTAAAAAAGGACTGGCTACACCTTATACACGTAAGATGATCGAGAAGACACGGACGCGGCCAAGGAAATCGAAGATGAAAAAGGGGACAGAAGGACAGTATATGACCACGGCAGAAGGACTGATCCATGATCAGGCTGTGGCGTATAGCATTCTGGCGAATCGAGCCAGGATGCTGGAGAAGGTTGTGCGGAGAAAGATAACACCGAGAAGTCGCATTCCAGAGTTTGGTCGAGACAGTGTGCCAAGGCAATTCACTGGAGCGTATCGCACGTTCATGGAGGAGGGGCTTCATAAGCAACGACCGATGGTGATCGTTCAGGCCAACAAATATACCGAGTGGATTGCCATGTTATTGGCCTCGATTGCCGGAGCTGAGATGATGGAACTGTCTGGAGATCCCCGTGCCACCGCTGGGTAGTCTCTTCAAGGGCGGACTACGGGCTGCAGGAGCCCTTGGGGGCGGTCTGTATGGGGCATCCACCACTGACGACCCTGGCGAAGGGCTGTTACGGGGGGCTGCGGGAGCCGTCACGGGCGGCTTGTTAGCGCCTGCCGCCGGAGGTATTGCGCTGCGCCAAGGAGGCCGTCTTGGCGAGAAACTCACCGATTTCACCTACTTCTCCATGCTCTCGTCGCCCGATACGATTCTCCGGGCGAATGCCGGGGCCATTGGAGGCGCGATCAATGCGGCCATGGAACTGGCCGCGCAGGGACAGTTCAAAAACGCCACCAACATTATCAAGTCGGTCGCAAATCCTTTTTCGTCTACCGATGGGCTCGGGCTGTATTTCAAAGCGATGCGGGCGAACCCGGAGGAATTTGCGAAGCTCCATCGTGAGACATTGGGCACTGGGCAATTGGGCAAACCGCTTCTCGAACAGATTGAGCAGCATCAAATGGGACGTGGGATCGGTCGTCTCTTTGGTGCGCCGGATATTGTCGCAGTCAACGCGATGAAAAAAGGGGGGTTCAGCGCCCAAGAAGCGGCTCGCTATACGTTGACCGGTGAACCACAGACGTGGGCCGGGAAGAAGGCTTTGAAATATCAACGGAAATGGCGCAGAAAGGGGGGTGTCCCGGAATTCCTTGCGGTGCAGGGAGCCCCCTTTGCCAGAGTCGGCATCTTGGGACTGGAGAAAGGGCTGCAGCGGACACCGGGCGTTGGTTATTTGATGAATACGGGAGCCAGTAATCTTCAGAAAACTATTCAGCAGGGATTGGGCATCGGCGCGTTTGGTGCGGGGGCGTTTGGCGAGGATCTGGGAATCGATCCACGGGTCGGACTGGTCGCTGGACCGCTCGCGGGGCCGTCCTATCTCCCTTACATTGCCGGTCGGGCGTTACGTCAGCAAAGAGAACGTGGCAGAAGTCTGACTGATCCAGAAACCTATTCTGGAGCTGCTGGTCAAGCGATTCAGGAGTCGTCTCCGTTAGGATTCCAACCCCTTGGTGTTTTTACTCGTCCATGGAGAGAGAGTGCCCGACGCTTGATCCCGGCTGGGGTTGCCGATGTCGCGGCCGCTGTGGACCCGGCCTACGGCCGAGAAATATCACGGTCAGCGATTGAGGGGTTGATACAGCGCGGGGAGTATGAAGGCGCTCCGTCGCTTGCCCCCTTCCTGTCGCGGATTCCTGGGCTGCGGGAGCAGTTACCTGAGACGTTTGCGCCGGTTGATGTGTTCGGACGTCAGCGGTTTGCCTCACCCCACGTCATCCCAGGGGTTGCGCCGGAGACGATCAGCCAGAATCCGTTGCTGCGTGGGGTGGCGAAAACGACCTTCCCGACGATGGAGTCGATTGCCCCCCAGGCGATGCCCCAGAGTGACCCGCTGTTTGCCCAACTTCGCGCCTTGGGGCTGAACCTCCAACCACCGAGTCCGCGTGTGACAGTGCCTGGCACCGGCTTACCCCTGCAGCAGACCGCCGAGTCGGCGGCAGCGACACAGCGCGTGGGCGGGATTCCTCCACAGATTGCCGCGCAGATTGTGGCGCAGATTATGAGTCGGCCACAGATGCAAGTCCTCCCAGACGCCCAGCGAAACTGGATTGCGCGTCAGCTCATGGATCGGATACGTGGGCGCGTCGGACGGGCGCTTGGGTCGGCGAGACTCGCCACCGCGCTCGGCAGTGGCGCACAGCTTCCCTCTCTACTGAGGCGGCCATGACCGACGACAACGGTTGGAACGAGTATCAACGCCTGGTGCTCGCAGAACTCAAGCGTCTGGACACCAGCGTGCAATCTATGCGCACAGAGGTTGCGGAACTCCGCGTCTCCGTCGAGGTCCTCCGGACGCGAGCGGTGACGTGGGGGGCGTTGGGCGGATTTCTGGTCTGGCTGACCACGCTCCTGGGAACCCGCTTCTTTACACCCTAACCGCGCCACCCGACAGATCGAACGCCGCGCCATGCTGGAGGAAGGTCTGTCCCCGCACCTGGGCCTCCGCGAGGGTGCGCGTCGGGGTCCACGTCTGACTCGGATAGACCAGCGGCAGACTATGCTCAAAGACGGCATTGACGTGGTCCTCTAGTTGCCCAGCGGTGACGTAGCGGGCCATCCGCTCGCCGTTGGCGCGGATAAACCCAGCGGCCCCATCATAGAAGCCATGGCCGTCTTCAATGCGATCCTCGGGGCGATCGTGGCCTCCCGTGGGGGTTCCAAATCCGGTCTGTAGGCCGGAGATGATCGTGCCTCCCACGCCCCGGAAGTCCTGGACGGGGATCTGTTCCAGTGTGCGTTCATGTTCCGCTAGCGGCAATGACGGAGCCCCTCGGCGCATCGCCCGGAAGAGATCGTTGCGTTCCTGGAGGGCATTGCCGCCGTAGACATCGCCTAGTTCCCGGAAGGGCAGCGCGAAGTGACAGAGGTCGGCGACCAGTCGGGTGCTCTCTTCCAGATACTCCAGGAGCTTGGCGTGGTTCCCCCCGAGTGTTTGGGTGAAGAATTCCTGCGACAGACAGAAGGCAATCGGGGCTTTGTCGGCGGCAATCACCTGCTGGAAGACCTGGCGCACCCACGCGGGGTTCTTGAGCCCATCAAACGGCTGCTCGAAGATCGAGGGACGGTGCCCGGTGTTGAGACAGATGAGCACATGGGTCGTCGGGGCAATCTCGGGGAGGGAGAGGTACTCGTCAATCTTGACCTCGTCCCATGTCATGAGCCGGTGGCTGGCAATCCAGTAGTCCGGATCACCGGGATACAACCACGCTGCTGTCGCCTGTCGCCAGGGATGGCGCAACCCATTCGCCACGGGCGGCTCAGGCATGACCTCCGGATCAGGCGTGACGGGTGTCTCAGGCGTCACCGTGGGATCGACCGGCGGGGGAAACACCACAGGTGGCGCGGGCGGGAGCCTGCGGCCCCAGAGGGACCGCACTATCGACAGAAGACGCATCAGAAGCCAGGACATCGCACACCTCTCAGTGACATGTTATACTCGCCTGTCTGGTCCATTAGGGACGTTCCCCTCCCAGGGGGGCGTCCCACTTTTCGTGATGCCCGTCACCGATCCTCCCATCTGGCGCTTTGCCCGTGTCTGTGTGATCTGTGGGACCCTCCTCGTCCTCCAACTGCTCACCGCGACAACCTACGATGTCGCCCTGAACGGCGAAGCAGGCACCCTCGCGGGCGTGGCGCTTACCGCCGCGCTGGTGGAGCGTCTGCGGCAGCGGTAGTCCGATTCTGAAACGCAATCAGCGCGTCAATCAGCGCCCGCGTCTCCGGCTCGGCCTCGCGGATGAGGTCGGTCTCGAGCGGGGTCGCCGTGGACCCCTGCGAGATCGTGAGTAACTGCGTCAAGAGTTGAAGCGCTTCATCTTGCTTCTTCTGACCTTTCTTGACCGACCGTCGTTCCGTTGAGGTCACCGCCTGGATAATCAGCGGTACCAATTTCAAGCCTAGAAATGCCCACATCGTTCACATCCTTTCCGTTCGGGTTATCGGTCTCCTGGTCACAGGCCGCACACCGCTGACGCCAGGGCGTTCCGTGGGCGCACGCAAGCGCCCCGTCCGGCGTGCGATTAAGTTTCTGTCTCACCACTGATGCCCACAGGAGGGGCAGGTCTGATGCGTCACGACAGCCCGCGTATCGGCCCCGGTGCGATGGTCCCGCACCTGTTCGCGTGTCCAGCCCTCGTCCCGTGCGCGGAGGAGTAACGCCCGTCGCTCCGGCTCCGGCAGGGACGCCGCTTCCGCGTGATGCGACCACGACACCCCCTCGATCCGCGCCTCCACCGGGTAGGTTTTGGCCAGGTAGGTGGCCTTCGTCAGAGAACTGTAGCTCTTCCCGGTCAAGCTCAGGAATTGCGTGTAGGTTTCGCCCCACTCGGGATGGCTGTGGGCGTGCAGCAGCAGATCCCCCAGCGCCCAGAGGGAGGCGTTTGCCAGGGACTGGCACGTCTGGAGGGCTGCGCCCCACGCTTCCAACGAGACGTCGCGGTCAATGTGCGCACCCGTCTCTGTTAATTGAATACCGCGTGATAACGCGATGCTATGACTTACTTGTTGGAGGGCGTCCGGCATCAGTCTCCCGTTGCATGATAAGCGCCGTTGCAAGGGCGCGAGGTTCCGTGGCGTAGTGGTCAAGGGTCCGCAGCAAGAGGATTACGTCGTCCACGGTGCGGAGAATCACGACGGGCGTCCCGGTCCACTCGAAATGCCACTCGGTCTGCGCGGGATTGAGCCGGCCTTTTGCGCCCTTGATTTCACAGAGGATCGTGAACGACTGATAGCCGACGCAGAGGTCGGGCACCCCTTTCCCGACCGCCGCCGTGGAAAAAACGCGCACGCCGGGATGTTGCCGGAGCGCCTTGACAATGGCCCGATGATTGTCGTCGATCCGTTTGGGGCTCACAGGTTCGTCCTCTCACGTTGGGCCACGATCAGTCGTCCAATCCACTCGGCGCACTGTGGCACGATAGCGTTCCCTAGTCCCCGCAGTCGGTCCACCCGTCGGGGAACCCCATGAGCCACTCGACCCACGTCGGGTTCAGTTGTCCACTGACCTCCGACCGGGGCGTCGAAGACTCTCCCGTCAGACAGGCGTCGGTGAGGCTTACCCATGCGTGAGCCTTGCTGTTCTCGCTGTTCCGGTTGCCGCCCCCCGACGCATCGCTGTCGGTCGGCGTCGGCCACATCTGGATGGTTGGATTGGGACCGGTGAGGTCGGCGAGATCGCGGCCTCGCTTCCCGTCTGGTCTGCTCGGACCACGATCCCCCATCGTGTGATTCGGCGTCGGCCACAATCCAGACGCGCTTACGGAGGTGGGGGGCTCCAACGTCGGCAGCGGATAGCATCGTCCATTCACAGTCATACCCGAGGTCGGCCAGGTCACCGATGACCTCACCGAAGGCGTGTCCGTCGTTAGCGGTAAACAAGCCTGGGACATTTTCCACGAGGACGTAGCGCGGTCCCAGAAGGCCCACAAGTCGCTGAAATTCGGGCCAGAGCCATCGGTCATCGTCCGTCCCTTTCTGCTGTCCTGCGAGACTCACCGGCTGGCACGGGAAGCCGCCGCAAATAAGATCCACGGGTTCGAGTTCGTCGCCGGTCAGTGTCGTCACATCACCGTAGCGCGGCACATCAGGCCAGTGCTTCGCCAGGATTTTCTGGCACCACGGATCGCGCTCAACCTGCCAGCGGATATCCATCCCGGCGCGTTCGAGGCCGAGGTCGAAGCCGCCGATACCGCTAAACAGGCTTCCGACCGTCAGCGGCATCGCCCATCCCGATCGGGGTCGTCGTCACCACGGCCCGATGATTGTCGTCGATCCGTTTGCCCATGCTAATGATCCGCGCCCCCGGATCGGGCGAACAGCGGCCCTTCAATCGACTCACGCGCTAGCGTGCAGTAGTCGGGGTTCAGTTCAATGCCGACGAACTCCCGCCCCAGCTTGAGCGCGACACAGCCCACGGTGCCGGACCCGGCGAAGGGGTCCAGCACCACGCACCGTGCGTGGCTGTCCGTTTCACACTTGCAAGAGGGTGCCCACCCACTGGTGGAAACGTGTTTCTTTTTATTTTCCAGATTGGGCCGACCACGATCACGGTGATCCGTATGACGCGCCGCAAAGCCTGGGCCACCGTCGCCGGGGCTGTAACTGATATCGGTTTGTCGGTTCCACGGCGCACCACACTTGTCGCACGCCCCCTTCTCGCTGGTCCCCGCCTTGATGCACGGCTCAACCAGTGCGGTCGGAAACGTGGCAAAGTGCGCCTCGCTGAACGGCTGCGGGTTGATGGTCCAGACAGATCGGAGGTTGCGGCCAGTGGTTTTCGGGGCAAGCTGCGGTCTGCGCGGGGATGCGGTTTGTGTTTCGGGCCTGTCCCAGTTCTGTCCGTTTGCTGCTCCGTTCCGATCATCGGCCCAATTCTCCCGCACCGCATCAGCGTCGTAGTAGTAGCGGGGCGACTTGGTGAGTAGAAACAGATATTCGTGTGATTTGGTCGGCCGGTCGGTCACGCTTTCCGGCATCACCGATCCGCTGTAGGACGGGCAGAAGCTCACGCCCTTCGCCCAGATGATATCCGAGCGGAGATACCACCCATCGGCTTGGAGCGCGAACGCCACGCGCCACGGTTGCCCGAGGAGCTGTTTGTCCTGGAAGGCATCGCCCAAATTGAGCCAGAGCGTGCCGTCGTCGCGCAGCACGCGCTTCACCTCGCGGAAGACTTCGACCATCGTCTGCACGTAGTCGTCCGGCGTGGGTTCGAGTCCGATCTGCCCAGTGACGCCGTAGTCACGCAAGCCCCAGTACGGCGGCGAGGTGATCACACACTGCACCGATTTGGCGTCAAGCGTCGGCAACACGTCGCGCACGTCACCGTGATGGATCACTCCGGCCCCCCGATTGTGGTCGTCGTCACCACGCCATCCGCGCCGACCGCGGGATCCTCGAGTATCAGTCGGATCCGGTGCGCGTGGATCTGCCCGTGATGACACGCACGACAGAGTAGGAGCGTGTTCTGCGTGGTGGTCGCGCCCCCCTGGCTCCGAAACTGGAGATGGTGTAGCTCGGCCCTGACGGCCCCACAGAAGACGATCCCACAGACTCGGCATCGAGGGTCGCGTTTCACGACCGCCTCGCGCACAGCGGCTGTGAGACGCCTCTGGCGGCGTGTCTCGCGCCGTCGCTCCACGGTGCGGGACTCTGGTTTTGGAAAGCGCATCAAATGGAGGGAGAGGATTAAGGAGCAGGGCATGGCGTCCCTGTCGGCAGCTCCGTGCGCACAATCAACACACGGTCTACCAAAAACCCCATCCCTCCATTTCAGGCGCTTACCGAGACCGCGACCAGGACGGCAAGTTCTGCCGTCTCGCTTCGAGGACCGGGTTCGTCAGAAAACACGCACACCGGCCCACGCGCAGGATCGGGTCGCCCTGTTTCGTCAGACCGGGATGATCCTGCCAGCCGGTATCGTGACACGTCAGACAGCTATAGGTCGGCAGCCAGATGTCGTCAGACTTCCACGGGTGTGTGTCGGGCAGCGTCCGGCCCACGTAGCTTTCGTAGTGTTTGACGAATTTGTCGCGGGCCGCACGGGTACGCGTCCGTTCGTCCTCGTCTGGTGCGACCGACGCTGGCAGGGCGCGTGTCGCGTCGTCCTTCAAGCGGGCGCACGCGATTTGGTCAGCCCGTCGATACCACGTCCCCGCGTCTTGGAGGTAGGTGCCCTCCTCCCGCTGCAGGGCCTGCGCGGCCTCGACGACGGCTGAAATCGGAAGATCGGAGAGCGTCTGATAGAACGCCTCTTGCTTAATGTCGTCGACGAGCCCCCCCTTCGTGGCAGCGAGCGCGTTAAACGCCTGCAGGAATTGTTCGGGTGCGTCACGGGTCAGTGGGTAGGTCATTTTTTATGCCTTTTGAGGAAGCGATGCGAGGCCGCAATCAGCCCTTGCGTTTGCGTCGAGGTCGCCGCCACCGGAGCGAGATCCTCCACTTCGTCGAGGAAGTGGCGCTGCCCCAGCCACGTTTTGGGATACGGGATATACCGTTGTGCTGTGCCCTTGGCTGACCAATAGCGGTTCCACCGCTGGAGGCCCGCCAGAATACAGCCCCAGAGTTCGGTGTCGGAGTCCACGCTGTGCGTGAGCCACCAGGCGTAGGCGTTTGCTTTCGCCTTGCGTTGAGGATACATCTTCCAAAACGTCAAAAACCGTTCGCTGTACGTACTCTTAAACATACTACTACTACTACTACTACTCTCTCTCACTGTCTCAGCGTGGCGGTCCCTCTCTGGCTCCACCAGCGCCAGGGCACGCTGTGATGGCCGCAGTTCTGCGTCACCCCTGGCCGCACGATTGCGGCTCTCTTCGGTTTCCACTAATTGCAGCTCACGGGGACCACGTTCAGCCGCCCGCGCATCGGTGTTCTCGACAATCCGGAGCGCCCCAATCCCACGCAACTCGGCGGTATACCGATCGACGCTGTCCACCGAAATCCCGAGGTCAGCCGCCAGCTCCGCACGGCTGGGATTGGCGATCCGCTGGTCCGCGTATTCCGCTTTCAGCCGCGCCCAAAAAATTTTGGACGAATCTTTGATCCCCGTCGCCTTCACAATCCACATGGGCACGGACACGCACGGGCCGCGTTCACTTCGCACGTGTCGTCTCCTTGTGCGTGACCACGGTGTATTTATGCGTGACGGTGACGCCCGGCAGGTCACAGAGATCACCCTGCTCCTGGGCGGTTGTCCGGAGGTAGCTCAGATTCACCGTCAGCGCCTCCAGATCGACCTCTCCGTTGGCCACGGCCTGGACCAGGGCCAATTTGTCGCTCACCACAGGCACGACGGTCCTGCGCGTATGATATCCTTCCGGCTCGGTCGCAAGCTCGCTGTAGGCTACGAGAGCCGTCGTCGCGGGTGTTTCAAGCGCGGCACGGGCATCCGCTTGCGCCGCTGCCGCACGCTGATGGTCGTAGGACACGATCAGATCGTTCAGGACCTGTTCCAATGGCTTGGCTTTGTTAATCCATTTTTTCTCTTGGCCGAGGATACTGGCCCTGGCGGCGTTGGCGGCCGCCTTCATCTCTGCGAAGGACTCTTGGATGTCCAGCCGCACGCGCCGAATCCACGCGAGGGCGCTCACCGCCCGTCGATAGTCTGTCTGGGTGCTGATCGGATCGACGGTTGCCCAATTCGCAGTGAACGTCGAGAGCTGCTTGGCGAGGGCACGACTCACGGGCTGTGGGTCTGTCATGCAGCCTCCTTGGCTTGGGTGAGGAGTTCGTGGGCGCAGATAAAGTCGCGGGGGTCGTCACGGAGCACGGCCCGATAGCTACCGTCCTTTCCCAGATACACATTCAGACGCTGGATCGGGAGATGTCGGCTGGGGAACAGCCCCATGGCGTAGAGCGCCAGTTGGATTGGGTGTGCCTCGTCCGGTGCGCCGGTCTTAAGGTCACAGACCGTGAGCTTGCCCCGTACGCTGCCGCACGCATCCACGATCCCATGAAAGCCCAGTGGGATGGTGTCACTCGCCAAGACTTCAAAAACGCGCTCACGGTATCCAGTTGACCACGACGGAGAAAACGCATAGCTGAACCGCTTCCAGGCTGTGGCGAACCCAGCAATCTCGTCGTCCGGCTCTGGGCAGAGTTCGCCAGTATCATGCAAGTAGGTCCACTCGTGGAGCCTCACGCCCGCAGACATCAGATCAGGCCTCTTTTTTAGTATTTCAGGGAGGGGCCAGCGTTGACGCAGTAATTTTCCCACTGACCAGGAGGTGACCCAGGCCCGATGATGTCGGCTCATGCGTCACCTGCTGAGAGGGCCAGCTCAACGAGGTCTAGATACCTCGAATTCCGCGCACTTGGTTCGAGCGTAGCGCGTACCGGCAAATTGTTCGTGGCCGCGTGCTCTGCCAGATCGCCCATCTCATCTGAGAACGTCGAAACCTTCCGGCCATCGGAAAACTCGATCGCATACCGCACCCACCCCTTGCCGTTTGTTTCTCCAGATATGGCCTTGTAGTCACTAATAAAAAGTCTCGTGGAGTCCGACTTAAGGCTGCCTGTCGGCGCGGGTGGCGGGGTGCGAGGGGTGGTTACTTCGGTGCGATGATTCTCGGAATCCATCGCCTCGCCGTTGGCAAACACACTGGGGATCATGAACAGCTTTGCGATCAAGTATTTGGCATTTGTGACGGCCTTCGCAATCGCCTTATCGCTTTGGTCCTGTCCTTCAGCGGCCCAAGGGATCTCGATGATTTCACCGGAATCACCATCACAGATGCGGTAGAGCATATGCACGGTGACAAGCCCCTTCTCAGGGTAGCGTTCCACGCTGGTGATAGAGGGAATCATCATCAGGTTGCGCTCGGCCATGCCGCCGCGCACCGCCTCGAACAACTCTGGCTCCATCACGTACGCGTACTTGTGGTGATCGTTCCAGCCCTTCTTCTCCACCCTGTCCACGGAGTTCATAATCTCCGTAAGTTTGGTGACAAGGCTTGTGGGTTTTGTGGGTGTGCGGGGCCGCTTTGGGGCAGGCGTAGTGGTAGTGGTATCTGTAGCCATGTTTCCTCCTCGTAGGAAAAAAAAATTCGAACCTCCGACCAATCACGCGTTGATAGGAGTCACGTTACTCTAGCACGTTAGCGTGGCGAGAGTGTAACCCCTGTGTGCGTGAAGAAACGCAGCACTATATTGCCGAGTGCCAGTGCTTGTGCAATGGTCTCTGAATTGTAGGGATGCTCGATGAAGATCAGCAGTGCGCTTGCAATTAAATTCACATAGACAGTGCGTGACTTCCAAAATGGCTTGACTTGGTCATTCGCGGGCATCAGTGGGTCTCCTTGTTTTGACGGTGATGTGTACAGGCCAGAGGTCGCGGTAGCGGTCACGCACCCTCGCCTGCGCACTTTCGAGATTCCGCGCAAAGACCGTATGCGTAAACCGCACCACCGTGCCATCGGGCACATTCTGTCGCTGCGCGATCAGCACAAAGCGTTGCACTTGGGAGGCTCGCGTCATACTGGTTTTGGCAAGTCGAGGTGCGACCAGATCGACTCAAATATCGCAGACGTGGCCGTGGCCTGCTGCTCTGGCCGGAGACAGCTCAGGGCCGCTGCAATCAGCGTGATTGCCCCGTTGATCACTTCCGGCGGCGTAAGCTGCAACTCGATCGCCTCATCCTCGATGGCAGACACGAAGTGAATTAGCCGCGTCAGCTCCTCGGGCGTTCCGCCGATTTTTTTTGCGACTTCTTTGATCCGCTCTGGATCAGCCTCGCGTGGGATCGTTACGACCGTCGCGGCGTCCGGTTTCTTTTTTTTACGCATTGACGGGGTGCTCGGTTTGCCTCTGGCGGCAATCGAATTCGACGTGAACGTGACGATGGTGCCCAGCGGTGCGCCACACAACGTCAAAACAGCCACCTGGGAGTTCCTTCCTCAGAAAGCGCGCCAAACGATCCATCTGTCCAATGGACGGGGCACCATCAGTTTTCAGGATCTGACAATCCAGCGCAAGGTCTTCGTAGTGCAGGCTCCGCTCGCCATGTTCGTGATCGTTAAGGCTTGTGATGACGATTGTTAGGCCAGCGCGAGCCGCGAATTCGGCCATCCGTTTCAGTACCAAGATCATCTCGTCGCGGGGATGAATCCACCGCACGTTTTCTCGCAGGCCCTTGAATTCAATCACGCTCGGTCTCCGGTGTGGCACTCACAGAATAATGCCCCGACAAACCGACGATTAGTCCAGCGATCCACGCGCCGCAAACGCCGTACATCGGATTCCACGGGATGACGTATACGGACCAGCCGGTGAGCACGGCTCCGGCGATTGTGGGGAGCAGGGCAAGTAAAAAGTTCACGATGGCTGTATCCCCCAGGCTATCATTTTCTGCCCCCGGCTATTTCGTCTCACCGCCACGCGCCTAAGATAACCAGCCTGAAATAGTTCGGAGCGTCGTTTGCGTAGCGTTGACGGGCCATACCCTCTGAATTGCGGGAGTTCTTCCAGCTCCGTATCGATCATCGGCCCGTGCGCTTTCAGCGCGGCCATTACCTGCTTGTGTAGTCTACTCAGCCTTGGCTGTAACGCGACAGCCGCCGCCACGGATGTCACTGGATCGTTTTTACGACTCTTTGGTACGAACAGGCTCGCCGAGCCGAAGTCTGTCTCACGCGCAGCCATCTGCTCCCAGAACAGAGGGCGCTGCCGATACACGCGATCTCTCATGACTCGTCAGGCGTGTTGTGCGTCCACGGTGTGACGTCGACAGGGTGTGGCTCGCTCGCTCGACCGAGGTGTGCGGTAAGCAAATCACGCAGGACTGTCGTGCGTGAAAACCGCGCCCCGACCACCTGCTGCTCGGCAATCCATTTGTCCAGTCGGCGTATGGTGGCCTTGGGGACTCTCACAGTCAACTGCACAGTACGTTTGGGCTGATCCATAAGTGTTGCTCGTTCGCTCGTTGCTCGTTCGCTCGTTGCTCGTTCTGCTCGCTCGTTGTTAATTATAGCATCTCCGGCCTGTCGGTGGATGGTCGGCGTCATGCAAGGGACTGTGGACCCTCGCTGTGGGTTAATGCGGCCTCAAGGCCGCACCCATCCCCTCTCGTTAGTCTTCGTTCTCTGCTGCGAGGTCTGCATCGTCGAGTTCCGCCCCGCAGGTTTGACACCACCAGAAACTGCCCACGGCGTCTGGAATCCGCACACGCGTCACAATCGCGTGCCGTCCTGGTCGAGTGATCGCGCAGTCTGGGCAGCTTGGGTAGGTGGTCCCGTCGAGCAGGGCGTGTACGTCGCTCATGGGAAAATCTCCCAGTCGCCGTCTGGCTCAGACCAGCCGCAGGCTGGGCAATACCAGCCGCTCGGGCCATCAACAAGCGGGGTGTCGCAGACCTCCGCCGAGTCACCGAGGAAGGCCGTACACTCCGGCCCGTCGTCTGGCGGGGACTCTGGTACAGTGATATGGAGGTCCACCCGTGCGCTACTCATCACGGTCCTTCGCCGGGCGGATATACGTCTCCAGCGTATATTTGAGCGTGCTTGCAGTATCCATGAGAAGCTTTTCGATCTCCGGCTGGAGGTGCAGGGGCAGAGGGGAGTCCCGCTCAATTTTCACCAACCGCCCGGCCAGTTCGAGCCGGTCGATGGACTCCCGCAGATAGGCCTCGATGATGTCACGATCTCCGGCGAGCAGTCGATCGCCGTCGCCTGTTGTTAAATCATTCAGTGCCATGTTGTCCTTTCTTCTGGGCACTAGCGCCCGTGAAGAGTTTACCACGCGCAGTCCCGTGCCTGTCCAGGGCTATCAGGTGTTAGTCAGGGACTGACACTAGCCCTTTCCGCTGGGCTCTGATACTCTTGTCTGACTGGACAAGGCTTTGGGCGTTTCCAGAGCGGGTTCCAGGGGAGACAATCATGGCGATTACACTCACAGCAGCAGCTCGGCAGTATGCGACCCGTCCCCCGGATGAGCGGTACCCCTCACTGGAGGCACTTCAAACCGCTGCGCAGGTGGACAAGAATCTGGCCTTTGAAGCCACGCGGAAACTGGGGACACTGGCCGTCGAGGTGGGCACGCGAACAGGTGCGGTGGATCTGCGGGGTGCCAATGGGCACGCGGCCCGGCTGACGCATTGGGCCTTTGCACAGGTGGCGCGGCTGATTGGGACCACCGCCGCCTACCTGGGCCTCGGCAGCCCCGCCCTGGTTGAGCATAATCTGCGCGAGGGCCTGGCACGTCGAGGGGACGACAACGCCGGGATCTTGTTGAGACGCGGTGGGCCGACCCAGCCACACACACTGCGTGCAATCACCGGTTCGCGCTACGGCCGAGTGTGGGATGCCGATTTGTACGCAGCGGTACAAGAGGCGCTGCCGGGCTGGAGCCTCCCGCCGACCTGGACCGGCGAACCGGCGGGTGCCTATCGCGGCGACCGAGACAGCTTCCTGATCCTGACCCACGGCGGATCGATTGTGGACGATCCCACGCTCGCCGGACGCCAGGACTCGCGGCTGTTCCGGGGCGTCCTGATCCATAACAGCGAGGTCGGCGCGAACGCCGTCTCAATCGCGGCGATCTTGTATCGGTTTATCTGCGGCAATCACCTGATCTGGGGCGCGTCGGTGGTCGAGGAATTGTCCTACCGCCGCAGACACGTTGGCCAGTCTGCGTTGGATGACATGCGCTCGGCCGTGGCGAGAATTGGGACGGCCTGGGGCGACCGCCCGGCGGCGGCTGATGCGGCGCTAATCGCGACACTTGCTCGGCTCGACGTCGCGACGACGACTACGCTGGTCGTCGAGGAACTGCGGAAGGTCGGCGTCCCCGAACAAGCGGCGACGCTCGCCGTCGCGTCGGCCGAGGCTAACGAACGGCAGCCACGAAGCTACTGGGGCGTGGCACAGGGGCTGACCAGGGTCTCACAGGCGTCAGGGCATCAGAACGCACGCCTCGCCCTGGATAGCGCGGCTGGGGCAATCCTGGAGCAGGGGAGGATCAAGGCCGAGGGCCGTACGGCGGTGACGGTCTAGGGAATTAGGATCTGGGAGGACACAGGGGGCTGGCCCTTCCGGGCTGGCCCCCTTTTTTTACGCGCGGAGTGACGGCCTAGAGCTTCACGCGGTGACCCGCGCCCATGAGCGCAGACCGCCCTGTCTCGAGGTGCGAGCCGGAGGCGTCCATGTTCGGCGCATCGTCCGAGGGTACGACCGG